CACCAATGGGCATCGTTAGATGCCCTGCAATGTTATACGTCAAAATTCATCGTGTACCCTAACACGTATAACTGCTGCGCTAAGCTAGTGACTCCCTGCCCACGGCCATTTTTCAGGCTAAGGATTTCTCCACGTTGGGGGAAGGCTTAGGAGTTTTGCTTCTCTTTGCGCAATTTGCCTTTTCCCTTTGAGAGGCGAAGAGTGGGTATTTTCTCCTCGCTCTGACTCGCAGGTAATGAATGAAGTCCGGTTGGAAGGACAGGCCAACCGAACATAACATCATCACGCGCCGCAAGCCATTGCGGCGTTGTATGATCTGTGACGATCGTTTGGGTAACGTCGGTTTGATCCGGCACTACCTGGTAACCACCAATGAAATACCCCAATGCTTGATAGGGGAGGGCACAAGAATAAGGCACTGTAACCCTGATCATAAAATCATTGGTGGTGGTGTAGACCCCCTGACCGATGTCAGACGGGCCCGTGCGCAATTGCCAATACTCACTAGCTTTGGTAGAACGCCGCCACCTAAACCCTCCTGAAGAAAACAGGAAAGCACTACGCATCTGGCCAAACGGTGTTTGCCGAAATTGCCAGTATTGCTGATAGTTCTGGGTTATGGTGGTGGGCTGGTGAGTGAATAGCAACGACATATTAGATTGATACCATCCTGGATTCGGGGACAGCGATGTACTCGCTACCAGGGGTATGAGACCGTATCTCTTGGCTAGATCAGCCATAGAGTCGATCTGCTCAGTCGTGGCATAGGCGTTGTCGAAATCTGATGCGCAATTCTCGACGATGGGAGGGAAAGCTGGCTTGAACATTTCGTGTATCATAGCCTGCTTCTCTATCTTGGGCTCCGGGTTCTCCAGCGATGGGGCTGCTGAAGACCACTCGGTATCATACATAATGCGACGTGGCATCGCAAACTGTATGTCTTCTGCTCCTGCTACCCACATCAGCATATAGATCACTGCGTTGCCAGCCGTTGAAGTACTGGCAATCGCAGAGTCTAAAGTTACTGAGATGGATGGGGCTGAGCGAGGAGCAACCCAGGAATAGGGATGCAGCCATGGAAGCGTAAAGCAGTCCGTAGTGTCTCCCTTGACATTGACTACACGTGAGAGCGTGGAGTCATACTCTGTATCTTCGGGGGTGGCCGCGAAGATAGCTTCATTATGATACTGCACGACAAACCGAGCGGAGACAAAAGATGATGTGAAAAACTGCAACATTATCTTTATGCCTCCACGGTAATAAATCGCGTTCAGAGCTGCATAGTCAAGGGGAGTCTTCATCGAAGAATTGTCAGGATGTATCTGGATCAACTGTCGAAGATCCGTAGAATCACCAGAAGTCGTGAAGACCCAATTGGGAATTGCGAGTGATGCAGCCAGTAAACCAGGAATCTGTGCATACTGGGAGAGCGTGAGGTTGGAGGACATAGGAATCCGCCGAATCCCAGGATCTTGATACCGGCCGCGATGCATCACGAGCGGAGTCGATATGTCAGCAATATCAGTAGCGTAGGTGTCTACGTTGTGATCTTGGACAAATCGAGACTGGGAGTCTGTGCAATCAGGCTTATCAACGAGAAACGATAGAGCCGAGAACAGAGTGCTGACTCCAGGAATGTGGCGAACCGCATCGCCAATGGTGATATGTTCGAGCGAATTGACCGTCTCAAGTACAGTATCCTCATCTCCATTCTTGGAGGCAGCAGGGTGACGAGAACCACTGGGTCGTGGGATCATCACCTTACTCTGCTTCTCAATTCGAGGGGCTTGCCCGTCGTGAGCGAGAAAGGGGGCATCTGTCAGCTGGAAGGCCGCGACGGTGGGAGCACTCTGTATGACTGAGGTAGGGTAGGACAACTGAATGTTCTTAAACCTACCCCAGACTTGCAGAGTTATAGAGCTTCCCATACCAGTATTGGCCTGCGTAAGCTGAGAAAGGACGTCAACATAGAGGGTCACGGGGTGCTGTCCTCCCGCTATATTGATTGGGACTAACCATTCAAAGGGAAAGGTATAGTCCCAGGATTTGACAACGGCTTGCGCCGACGACGCACTAATTATCGAGGGCGACTGGACGGTTCTTTCGTCAAGACGAAAACCAGTTCCAGCCGGGATAAGAGTGGCCATCAACGCGCCATAATAAAACTGATTCGTATTCAGCCTGAGAGTGATTTCTACGTCTGCACGTATGAAATTGAACATCTCAATTATGGACTCGTTGTCAGCAACGCCTTGCAATTCCTTGAGGACATCAAGGAAGAACAGGTTGGCGCCAGCGCTAGTTGCGATGGTCCAAACAGTGTCTGTGAGAAGACGCTGTCGTTCGAGAATTTTGACGGCTTCGAAAATACCCACGCCATGCATCTTGTCTTGACGACCAGATGTCATGGTTTGAGTAGTTTCACCAACCTCACCAAAGGTCATGGTGGGGGTGGAAAATTCGGATGTCGCCACAGGAGCTGTCAAGGACTGTGGGGAATCTGATTGAATAGTAGTTTTTGCTAGTTCGGTGGCTCGAGAAACAAGCACCGCCGCCGAGCCGAACGGGGTGCCAAGAGGGTCTCCATATTTTCACCAGGAGATGGGGTGTGTTGCTTTCATTCACATGCTAGCAACCTAGCCGGACGCCCAATTAAGGGCCGGAACTTTATAGCCATACCGGGCTGGATGCGAGTTTAAGTCGCGCGACTTCTGAGGTGGATACGTGCATACGTATCGAAATCAGAGATGGCGACAGACAAATTGAGACGTTTAGCCTCGCATCTTGCCCACACTGCGACTTGATCGTAGAGAGGGCGTCCATGCTGAAACGACTCAATGAGAGCGGAACGAATTACGCTCTCTGACGTGATAGGATCATAATCCTTATCTGTCCACCTGATCATATTTGCTATGGACTCTTTTGCAAGAGGAGCCAAAACGCCAAGTGGGGAAGGGACAAACCGCCGTTTGAGAAACGTGATTTCGTCAATGCCCTTCTCTCGGACTGCACCTTTATCGGACGCCGTGTATTCCATCTGGTAGGTCTCCCGGAAATACTGACTGAGATACTCACAAGAGTAGTCAGAGTATTCCTTGGGAACCGACAAGAGACTGTCGTCTCCGTGGAAGTAACACACGACAACCGAAAAAGGGACGTTAGGGTGGAGTGCTCGCCACGCCTTGGCATGATAAAGCCAGTTTACGAAGGTATTCATAACGGATGTAAGAAACGATCCGCTACTCATACCCCATGGACGTAAAAAGACATATGTGCCAAGGACGTGCCAGCATCCACGGACGTTGAGGGCGACTATTACGCGTACTGAGTCTGGTTCTTCATGAAAGATACAGACCATCGCGCAGAACTCGTCCTCCCCGTCGTGCTTGTGAGAAAAGTCATAGGAACCGAAATCTCCATCTCTGAAGACTCGATCCCCACGACCCACCAGGTTAACGTAAACCTGATCCCATTGTTGCCCATAGACATTTAAGCCTATAGTACAGGGGCAACCAGATGGGTCCTTTTCAAGCTCGTGAAAGAACATGTCGAAAAACATCTTCGTAACGACAAACAAATCGAGGTCATAAACCGAGAAGAGGCGAGTCTTCCCTAGCTTCACTCGA